GCGACAATCAATGCAATCGCGTCTGAAGAGCGCCGGGTACGCTTACCAGCGTCCCAGCCGTCCAGATAGCCTCGCGGCAACCTGGAATCTCGCAGCTTCATCTTAGGTCTTTCAACCCTCGGTGAAAAGAATTTCTGCGAGCCCGACTCGTCAATGTAGCCACCGACAGCCAGCATCATCTCAAAATCTGCGGATTTAAGCAGACGTCGAGACTTGACAGGCATTAGGTACTTATAGCGACGAGAACACTGAGATGTCAGTATCCCACTGTTGGGACCACTCCACTCAGGTACAAGGAGAGCCTTGCCATCTAAATAGCTAGAGAGAAGGGTCAAGGTCTGGCCGAGAAAGGTATTAGTCTTCTCGGACCATTCCAAAACCTGATTGATCGCTACGTAGATGTCCGAAGGCGTGTCTAAGGTTTTCACATAGAAAGGAGTAACGTCTACCCCCTCATAGTAATCACCACCGCACGACTCACGGAAGGGCCCAGCACCATAAGATTTGTCAGTATTAACGACAAATCCGGCTTGAGCGAGGACTGCCGATATAGACTCATACTCGTGAACCGGGACGATTATATCGTCTCCGAAAACACAAGTGTTGGTCCAGTCTAGAAACAGACTGGGGCCGCCGTGCTGAGCACGGTACCCATATATAAGCGCGACGATGATCAGCGTCATTAAAGGGAATGTGAAACCGTTCCCCATGGTGCTAACCATATTCATCGTCACCCACTCACCACAAGGTAACCTGATTTCTCTAGACCGCAAGGTTTCGAGTAGCCAGATCCACTCTCGTGGCATAAGCCTGCGCACCAAATCCAGGCCAATCATATCCGAAGCGGACTTTAGGTCGAGAGTCGCTAAACTCCCGTCCACCGAGCCACGTAATGCTGCAGCTTTATTCTTAGGCTGCTGCGTGCGGATGTCAAGGCCTATGTATCGCAACGTCCCCTCTAGGTAACGGCCTGCAGCAAGCTGCAGTGCCATGTTCCCGGAGGGTTCTATCGCGATGGTACGCATGGTGTCCTCATTTTTCGGGACAGTCGCAAGCTTTGACCCTCTGACTAAGGAGACCCCACCCGACTCATGTCCGGAATCGAACCGGACGAAGTAAGGCGAAATACTCCGAAGTTTACGAACAAGAGGGACAACCTGACCAGTACACGTCATCGGCTGACTTATCTTCTCAGCTGTGTGGGTGCCTTCGACGCCATTGCTAGCGCCGGGGCCAAACCTCCAGTTATCGAAGACAAAGCCGAGGTCTAGAGTCGTTTGTACTGACTCTTCACTCAGAGACGAGGTGAAACGCTCAAGCATTACAGTTATAAAATGCCGAGCATCCGCTTCAACTTGAGGATCAAGAGTGACCTGATGGTCACCTACAAGCCTGTTACACTCTAGAAAAGAGGCAACGGCCTGTTCTTGAAGACCAGACGTGCTCAATCGAGCCCTTTTACGGGCCCGCTGAGACTGCCTTTCAACGGCGAAGCGTTTAGCTCCATCCGTCGTTGGACAGCTAATAAGGTCGGCTTGCAAAGTTTCGAAGAAAGTTAGTAACCTACCTTCTTTACTCACAGGATAGCTCCCGATGAAATAAACTGTTGTCAAGACGCTCTATGTCAAAGAGCAGCCCACTCAACGATCCTTAAGATTAGTAGGAGTATTTCATCCCACCATTCAATTAGAAAGTCCATGTGTGCTACTCCGTGACCATCGGCAACCGGCCCAACCATAGGTAAGCTGCGAGGATTCCGGATAGGAACCCGAACAGCCATCCCATGTACAGGTCATGAAGCCGTGGCATGACTAGATAATCCCTGACACGATCGTATCGGCGATACCAGACGCTTGGGCCCAACCCGCACCGAAGTGCGAGCTGACCATAGCGCGAAGGTCTTCCGGTTCGTAAGTGTCAGAGCCGGCCGGGACTTCAATCGTGGTAGTAATTCTCGCCACGATCGGGTTTTGGCCAGATGCCGGAGAAACACCCTTACGAGTATGAAACTTGTAGGTGTTCATCGGCACGTTCTTGATGACTCCAGTAACGGGGTTAGCTTGCGGCAACGTCCTGAGGACCTGCGGCCTGAAGAACGAAATCGTGAACGGTTTGCTCACGGTATGCGTATCGACAGACGTTTGAGTCCCACCCAGCGCAGTCACGGCGTATTGCTTGCCGTTAATGTTCGGGGCCACATCAGTGGTCAGGGTGTAAGTAGGACTGGTAAGACCAGTCACGGCCGCCCCTGTGAGGGGAGTAGAGGGTGCAAAAGCC